GTTTTTGTTGAATAAAATTTTGCCATTGTCTTCTCCTAAAAGTAGCAATGACATGCAGAGTTTATATTGCGGGATGAATGCCTAAGTCCGCATAGTATAATTATACAGACTTATTTATAGAAGTCAATTTTACTGAGCGGCAATTTGTCCAAAGCCCAGCCATTGTCCAGGTGTGCCTGTTGCTACGCATACCCAACCAACATAGTCATCGGCTTTTGGTTCAGCGTTCCAGCAGATGTCTCCAACTACATAACTGCCGGTAGTAGGAGCGGCAATGTGTGTAGTAAAGCGTTTGCCACCAATACTAACATCTCCATTTACACTAAAGTTCAAACTAGGATCTGGATTGTTAATACCGACACTTAACTTGCCAAATACTTTTACTGGTTTAGACTGTAGTGTATTATCGCCAATGCTGATTTGATTATTGTCGCCGTAAACTATATTTGCAGTAGCCTGTGTTAGTTTAACAGCGTTATTAAAATTAAATCCGGTATTTTTTATTTCCAAACTATTAACACCGTCATTGAACACAATATCAGTTGCTGTAACTAAACCGTTTACTTGTAGTTTACCCAATAGTTGAGTATCGCCAGTAACTGATAAACTGTGTAATGCACCTACACTAGTTAAGCTCGATTGAACAACAGTTGGGCCTAATATCGATTCGTTCAACACAAACTGGCCGTTAGCATAGTAACCTTTGCCCAACCCAATATCAAAACTTTCGCTAGAGTATAAACGATCAGGACCGCTTGTCATTGCTAACTGACGTGTAGCACCTGTGCCGACCCATTGTATTCCTAGACCATAGATACTTGTATCAGTTGTTGCTGTAAACTGTAATGGGTGTGTGCGATCTATTCTATTATCAGTTACTATGTTAGTAGCAGTTAACGTACCGTAAACATTTAATACACCACCGCCTCTGTACTGATCACCAACATTAACTTCGCCACTTTGTTTTATTGTAACACGAGATAAGCCGTCTGTAACAATAGTAAAATCATGATTACTATCAGTTCCAACATACGCACCTGTAATATTAGGACTGCCCAATACAATGCTTATATTATTTTCTAAAATGTTGATAGCGGCGCTTGGTTCGTCTGTGCCAATGCCTAGTCGATTGTAGTTACTGCTAAAAAACGCAAAATTACCTAGTGTTGTATCTCCGCTTACATTAAGATTAACTAGTGTACCTAATGCACGTAGTTTGCTGTTAACAATGGTATCGCCTAGCCCACTGCTAGTAATTACTGGGACGTTGTCTATTTTATAAGTTTGATCTGGGCCTGTATCAAAACCAGAACTTGCCCATAAACGTCCGCCTGTTCTGTATTGTAATTGGGTAGAGCCATTAGGCCAATTCCAGCTAAACCCTTGTCCGTTTAACTCTTCTTCACTAGCGGCTTGCCAATTATTTAGATTAGAACCGTTTTCTGTAAGTATGTTTCTTACATTAATAGTATCGGCAGTAATTGAACCGTTAATGGTATAGTCGCCATTGTGCGTAAATGTACCTGTAGTATTGGCTAATTCTGCATTAATTAATTGTACAATGCCGTCTTGAATTGATAGTTGGGTCATGGATAAACACTCTCTTTTGAGTATTTATCCACGATTTGCTATACGTTACTGCACTTTCAACAGTACTGTATCTTCATTAATACGTCCATTCATCTTAGTGTCTGTAGCATTAATGTCTTCCAAGAACTTGCGTAGTTGGACTTTGCCTGCTGACTTAAACTCTTTGAGTTTGTCTTCGGGCTTACGTACAGTCTTTTGGATGCTTTTGAATTCGTCGAATCCTGTAATTGTAGTTCCCTTAACACCCAAATCGTTAAACTCTGAGGCAATGTATTTGCCCAATTTACGTGTTTTAGTATTGAACACCCAAAGTTCCTTCGAACCAATAATATCCGCAGGGTTAATCGAAACCAATTTTAGAGGCTCGTTCGATTTCATGTACTTGAGCTTGGCAACCAATTTGTCCTTAGGTACAACTTTAGTTTTACGTGGCTTACGGTTAACTTTGGCTTCCTGTGCCAACATATCACAAGCACTCATAATCTCTTGGTAAAACGCAATTAAATTACGAATTTGCTTTTTGGTACGGTGGCTATAGCCCTCTTTAAGCTGTTCATCTGCCTTGCCGCTAGCCAACTCTTCCAGTTCAGCTAAATCCCTGCTGTAGAGGGTTTTAATAAGTCTAGCATGGGCGGCTTTGACTTCTTTGCCCTTGAGCAAGTTCAAAATTTTGAACGCTTTTGGATCAAAATTTTCTGGATCCGTTTGGAACCCTTCGATGGCATCTTCCAATTCTTCAGTCATACGATAAGCGGCTTCTTTGATACGCTCTTGGATGCTGGGCTGTACTACTAAGGGTTTAGTTTCTACAACTTCATCTTCGACGTCATTTTTACCAGCTTCAATAACTTCTGTAATCTGCTCACGCAACCAAGCGGCAGTATCGCGTCCTTGATTGAAATCAGCGCGAACTGCGGGCATGCCACGAAGCAAACAACTTGCAATGGCACCCATTGTTACGTTTGAACGACCATCTTTGGTTCGCTTGTAAGCGGCAATGTCTTCTTTGGTGCAACCAACTGACTGCATCCATTTGATAACTGCTGGCTTCAAATCTTTACCGCTAAATTCCAAACGGTAATATTGCATAGCAGTATGCCAGTGACGGAGAAATTGTTCAGCATCCATTTGTTCCACATTGTCCCAAACTGGGCTGTGATCTTTTACTGCTCGTGTACGATGCGCAATTACCTGCTTTTTGGTAACGCGAGTTTTGGTAGCTGTTTTAGCCAATTTCAACTCCTGCTTTGTTTAACATGTATATATTATAGCGCCGTCTAGCTATTCTGTCAAGTTCTGAATACCCTTCAAATACTTGGCTTTTTCGGCATCTCTTTTGAGCATAGCTTCTAAAAGAACTTTTGGATCGTTTGGATCTTGTTGTTTTTCTGCAACAATAGGTATTATATTTTTTCTACGACGATTATGTACAGTTTCTCCAGTTTGGTTGTCTGGGCTAATCCAATCCGATATATTACCTGCCATGTTTATTGTTTCACTAAATGATTTATCATATTGCGAAGTTTCCCAAGCGTACACACTTGATTTAGTTTCATCCAATGCACGGTGGTGGTCAAACTTATGTATCAATTTCAAATCGTAAGATCCGTCAGATTTTATTGATATACTAAAATCGGCAGTGTAATCATTTGTTAACCAACTACCAAAAGTAGCAACATCTGAAGATGGATCAAATCTTACAAAAATATCCCCCGAACCAAAATACAAATATATTGCGTAAGCTAATGAGAGATATTCATTAGCAAGGCCAAGATTGTTTGTAAATTGTTTTAGATTTACAAAATTATCGTAAGTACAATATTCTTTACTTTGTCCTAGATTTGACACACTGTAAAAACTATTAATATTTGAATACTTTTGACTATTAACAATAGTTGACCCGGCATGCGTTTCTAAAATATCCAACCAAACATGCAATAATTTTATTCTTATAAATCGATGCAGAATAGTATTTTTAAATCCATCAGTCCACCAAGTACTTAAAAAAGTTTTATCACTTAATCTATCTTCACCGACCATCCCGTATACTTTCCAATCTGTATACATATGACTAGCAGTAGCAGGCCCTGCTCCAAAACCAGGACTAATAGCTCCTATATGAGTTCTAGCATTTGATATTAGTTGCAAACTGTGTAAAAAATCTATAGGTTCTTCTGTAGGAAACCCAACCATCCAGTTAACATGATTAAACAGTCCTACTTCTGCACCATCTCTTAGATTGTTTTCAATTTCCCATATTTCAATTTTTTTACGCATATCAAGTAAGACTTTTTGACTACCTGATTCTACACCGTAACTTAAACATGTACAACCACTATCTCTTATTTTTTCAATAAAAGCCTTATCCATGCGACCGTCACATCTTACATAACTGTTCCATCTAATATCAATTTCTTTTTCTAATACTAAATCGATCAATCTTCTAAAATTTTTAAGATTTCCGTTAGCTAAACTATCTACAAACCAAAAACGTTTAACTCCAAATTTTTTAATTTGATGTTCTATTTCTTCTATAACACGTTCAGGTGTATTACTTCTAAATTTCCAAAAATATGTTTCAGCACAAAAACTACATTCTGCTATGCATCCTCTAGATGTTTCTATACTAACACCATCTGGATGTTGATAGTTAGATAAATTATAATCTGAATAATCTGGGAAAGGCAATTCTTCTAATTTTAATCGACTGTCAGTTGTGCCTATTCGTTGTCTTAGCGGAAATGTTTCTGGTAAGTTATCTAGTAGATCTATCAGGGTACCTTCGGTTTCACCTACGAAGAAATAATTAAAAGGCAAATCAAATATAGTGGATCCAGTTAATGTTTCGGGCCCACCGGCTATGAAACATGTTTCAGGCAGTTTTTCTTTTAATTCATTAAACAAGTATTCTACAGCAAACAAATTAGTATTATAAACACTAAATCCAATTACTCGGGGGCTGTCTTCAACTAATTGATCAATAACTCGATCAAACAAGGGTTTTAAATGTGGCAATACTTTTTCAAAGAAATTTTGTCTATTAGTCCAGAGAAAATATTTTTCACCTCTCCAATAGTCTTCTCCTACTTCTTGTTTAATAACATGATACGATTCTATGTTTAAATCATATACTTTGGTACTGTAATTGTAATGCCTGATCAACCCCACAAGTTTTGCTAGATTATAGGGAGGAAATAATATACCCCAGGCTGGCGCCATAATCATTGCTACTCGGAATTTATCTGTTTCGTCCCAAGGTTTATCAAATATGTCAAACTTTGTATTTTTTGTTTCAAAATTTCCTAGATGACTATTAGCATGATTAATGTTATCTTTTTCTAGGATATGTTCGAGTATAACCTGATCTCTGTCTTTATTAAGATTAGTCATGGTACAAGAGCAGCCATATTACCTAATTTGACTTGCTCATTTTTAAAAATTGGATCTTTAAGAATTTCTATTAATTGAGATCTCTCAGGATGGTTGTCCTGCCAAATAGCCATAGTTTTAAATTGTTCATCGCCTATATGCCACCACTGTGCAATTAAGTTAGTCCAAATTACCGGTTTAGATTTAAAACCCATTTGCCATTCTACAAAGGGTTTAAGTTCCATATAGTTGTCTTTTTGAACTATTAGATTACTTTGCCAACCATTTATATTTGGAAAACATCCATCTATAATCATTTGATCTAACAGGTCTAAATTCTTTTGTAGACGTTTAAAGTTTCCGTTCTTACGAACAATTTTGTAAGTTTCTTCTGTTGCGGCATCTACGCTTATATTAACATAGGCAATATGCGGCCACAAAGGTTTTATAGCGTTCCAATTTTGCTCTGTCATCATAACTCCATTAGTTTGGAGATTAATGAATAAATTAGGAGGTACAGGCTTGCTGGCTAACTCTTCTAGGTAACTCCAGTACAAAGGACTAGCAAATGGGTCACCACTACCTGTAATACTCAGTACAACTTTTGGATACTGTGATATTAGCAGGTCGACAAGTTGTTTTACACGCTCATGTATACGTACGGCTTGTTGCGCTTTATAATCCGTAAGATCTGTAGGATCCCATACAATAAGGCCGTGCCTGCAACTTGGACATTGCAAATTACAACTAGGGTCATAACTAAAATATACATCTACCGATCTATGGGCTAGATAGTTATCTAAGTTTTCTATCGGAACAATATCCCAGTAGTATTCTCTTTTTTGATTATGTAATAAAGAATTTAGTTGCGGGCATTGATCGTTACATTCGGTAAATTTACCCTGACGCATATCGTCTTGTATACGGCGTCTGTCCATATTATTAAGGACTTCCTCCGCACTATCAGTGAGTAAATCTCCAACCCAAGTGGGTAACCAAGTTTGGCAACATGCACTAATCTTTCCGCTCATGTGTATTTCAATGTGCCTAAAAGGTGCGGCACACGCATGTCGGGATAATACTTCTTCAGGATTACCGTAAGCAGATTCAGGTTTAATAAGATATTTGGCCATTAACTTAGAATTTCCTTTAGTTCGGGAATAGTATTTAATGTATCTTCTCCACGCATTTTATCTACAGTAGCAGTAAAGTTTTTAAATTCTTCTAACCATTTTATATTTTGTGGTTTTTCCAAATGCCAGAATAAATGTAAAAACAAATGTCTGATATCCGTATTATATTTCATACGATAGTCAACAATATAATTTTCTAGTCGCTGTCTAATTTCTTTTCTATAACTATCTGGTAATATGCTTACGTGGAATCTAGGACTATACTCTACTACGTTAATTGAAAAATTAAGCATACGCTCGTAATCTTTTTTAATAACACCTATTTCAATTAGACGATCAAGTATTTCTGGAATTCTGAATACATTCATGGCACTGACAGTAATACTAGGACGTATGTGTATCTTAAGTTCATTTACTGCCCTTAAGTTAGCTTCTACATTAGCCCAATTAGTTCCGCTACGTATTAGTTCTGCTCGTTCATCAATTTCATCTATGCTGGGCCATAACCAGATTCGTTGCCCCCATTTGCGCCAATAATCTAATACATTTTTATCTTTATAAGTTAGTTTGCTTAAATTACTATTATAAGTTAAGATAACATTGTATCTCTGTGCTTGGTCTAGCATTTCTAAAATTTGCCAGTGTTCGTCCATAAGTAATGGCTCACCGCCTGCAAAGTAAATTTTTTCTACAGTATCGATGTATTTTTTAAGAAAGTCTACGTTAGTAGCCTCACCAACATTTTCAATTTCAATTACTTTTCTATCATTAGTAATCCAACCTAATCGTTCTGCATCTGGCAACCATGAACTACTAAACTCGGGACCACAAGTTCGACATTTGTAATTACAAAGATTACTAAATCTAAAATCCCAATATTTTAAATCTACTTGGTCAACATGGCCATCGGGTGCAGTAATAATAGGAATATCTGCTAATTTTTTATTAAAATATTTGTTATGATTTAATCGTGTACTGCCACCACCGCTACGTTCTGATTCAAAGCATTTAGAACAAATCTTAGGTTCAATACCATTAATCATGTCCTTGCGGAGATTTTTCATGTAATCTCCATTCCAAATTTCTTCGATAGTCTGTGTAGTTAAATCGCCTGCATATTCTTTATAATCACTAGTCATGCAACAGTGATATACTTTACCGCGAGGAATAATGTTTAGGTGTACCCAAGGAATAGCACATATAGTATTTGAAGTCATACTGTACTTATTAAGTCCAAAGACTCTGACGAATTTTTATTAGACGAATCATCATAGCTTCGTCTTCTGCTTCGTAAGCCTCTTCCATCTTGTGCATTTTGTCCATGGCAATCTTGCTCATTTCGGCAAGCTCAGGACTTTTGTCACCGCTGAAACTTAGTCGACCACCATTGGCCATTCGTGCGGCTTCACAGTAAGCAGTCCAGCCACTTGCTTCCATCGGCTCTGGACGATTTCGATAGACAGTAGTCCACCAAATATAAAGCTCGATAATCTCACGAGCGGCTTTGGCTTGATGTGTCAGCTCTGGAGTTTCACCTTCTTCGAGAAACTCGCTGTTGTCCAAATCTTTAGCCCAATTCAAATAAGCCATACCAGCTTCTGGACAGCGCCATGTGCGCCAGCGCAACCAGCCACTACGCCACCAAGGAGTTTTGAACTTCTTACGTTCTTCGGCATTCCACATTACATAGTGCCATGCTTGTTCGATTTCCACGAAGTCCACAAGTTCGTTAAAAAGACAAGGGAGAAACCGATTACCAAGGTCACTCCAACGGCCAGGGCGGATATCACGAGGATGGGCAGTAAGGGCATGAGCCTTAGAAACCCAGCGGTTGTTAATGTAATACCTGACATCATTTAATCTCTCCGGAATATAAAGTAAGATGCCTTGGATGTTGTCTAACAATTCTTCGGCAATCCAATAACGCACAGGATTGTAACGCTCTGCTTCATTGCGCCACTGATCCCAATCTTCGCTGGTCTTTGCGCCACCCTTAGGGGTACCGCGAACCCAGTCTGCAAATTTTGTACAACTCCAATAATTTCTCATATTACTTCCTTGTGTAATGATGTATTACGCTCTTGCACATCATCATCTGTACAGCCGACAGGCTTACCATTGTCATCTAAATAGGTAGTACCCCAAGTGTGTCCATTGTGCTCAAACTCGACATATACTTGTCCATAGGCACAAAACCTATGAGTATGTATATCGTCATTGAATGAGTCCTGCAACGGCCATACAATTAGGACTACTAGGATAGCTAGTAGGAACCAAAATACTCGTTTGAATTTATCCCAGTTAAATTTTTTCACCAGCTTGGAATCCTCTAAATCCTTTGAATCGTGGAAAACGTAAACTATACGTTCCATCTTGATTTTGTGTAATAGCGTCAGCTCTTACCTCGACGATATTACCAAGTAGTTGATTACGTGAATCCCAAAAAGAATCACGATTGCTATCAGTAAAACCTGAACCCACATTAACTTTGATCGCTTTTCCATCATCAATTCCTTCACATACAAACGCACCAAGTCGACCTACATTCTTGCCTGTGCCTTCTTCAACAGCAACAACAGACAAGGATACTTCGATAAATGGCTTTAACTTGAGCCATGCTACACTACGCTTACATTCATAAGGAGCCTGTGGATCCTTGATCATAATGCCTTCGTAGCCGCCATCAATTGCTTTTTGGTTAATTTCTTTAAAACGCTTTTGTCCTTCAGGTGTATCCAAGTCAACAAGTTCATTAGCAACATAGGTAACACTAGGCAACAGGGCCTGATTAGTTTCTACCCAAAATTTAACCATACTGCTACGAGTAGCTTGATCTTTGTTGTAGATGCCTTTCTCAAAGTCTTCTAATGGCAGTACATCAAACAAGTTAAGAACAGCATCACCTGCTTCTACATTGTCCTTGCGGTGTACCTGCTTCATCAAGTCTTGGAAACTGCTAGACATAATCTCGCCGTCTAGGACAACATCCATGCTCTTGCTAGAACCTTTTTGTTTAATTACAGAACTGATCTGTTCTACAATATGTGGAAAATTGTTAAGCTCTTTGCCGTTACGACTAAACATATCAACACGGCCGTCGGCACGGACAACAGTAATAACTCGTACTCCGTCAAGTTTGACTTCGATAAGTTTCTTCCCAGATACCTTAGTCTCATGATTAGCGGAGTCATGAGCAAGCTGGCACCCAAAAATAGGAATAGCATATTTCGCATATTTCTTCTCCACTACTTTGTTAATTGTTTTTTCACTTACACCACAGCGCAAGTCTTTGATTAAAATTCTACGATACCATCCATTCCACTCTTTCTTAGTGGCACTCTTCATTAAGGATGCAATGACATCCCTGGCAGTATTTCCGGTGACATTACGAGTAACGAAGCCAGTAAGAGCGAGAGTAAAACTATCCCAAGGTAACCCAGCACCATCTTCATCTGTTTTCTCCGGTATTTGTTTAAGTCCAAAAGTAATCATTGGATCTAGTGCTAGGCGACACCCTTCAAAAAACTCATCATCGCCATCCTGGGCAATGACTTCAATTATGCCTTCTTTGTTCAAACGGCTTGCATGGGATTCTAATGCCCAAATATGGCTAGCGCAACGACTCATTTTAGCTCCAATAATTTACTGTACAATGTGTATTATACAGAGTAATTATCAATAAGTCAAGTAGTAGTTAGTTCTAAATGGTTTGCCTTCATAGGCATTTTCCAAATTACGCATGATTAGATTTCTCATTCTGCGTATGATTGGATGGTTATGGTTCCAGTTGAAAGTTTTCAAATAGTAGCACCATGTACTATTTTTATGTCTACGGCAATCAAATGAATCTAAATATTTGCCAATAGTGTTTGGATCATAGCCAAAACGGTCTAACAGTTCACAAGCGGCATTAAACGAATGTGCGCCCATTTCGTCTGTGTCACCATAATAGTTTTGTTGTTTGCGTTCTTTACTTAATTCTGCCGTGCTTTGATAGCCTGGTAGACTTTTAAAATTGCGGGCTCTGAATTGTCTCATATGTACTATTTCGTGCAGTACAACATCAGCAAATCTAGTGGCCATACGTTTGAAACGATAATCGGTTAATTTAAGTTTTGAATCCTTAGGATTATAGTTAAAATTAACTTCTATGCAGGGCTTACTTTGCTTGTCTAAATGACTGTAGTAACACCCGCCCATAAACACATAACCGGGGGTAGTAGGGCTGTACAAGCACTTTTTTAATTTAAGCGGCATATGAGCTTTAATATGCTTGTTGATGCGCTTTTGTATTTGTCCTGGAGATAAGTCTTTCCCTACGATTTCACCGTTAAGTGAATAGAACATAGAGTACAGGTTACTGCGGGTTAGTTCCGACCAATCGAATGGTAGTTGGGCCATAGCACACTCCTAGACATAGCTATTTATAGTGTACTACGGCTTACCATTATATACGCACTTTATGGCTATCTATACCAAAGTACTTTTGTTTGATCAGATACAACTGCTAGAATTGGTATTCCAAGAAAGCATAGCCAAAACATCAAAGGACCAAACATCCAAGAAGCAAGTAATCCTAGGAAAAAACCGCCTACAAGTCCTCCAAAAAAAGCACCAATTTTAGCACCTACACTATCGTCAATTTCTACACGCCTTTCAGCATGACAATTTCTACAGATACTAGCGCCTTCATATTGAGGTGTTGCACAAAATCCACACTTTTCTCCGGCTTCTGCTCCCATGTTAGTTCCTATCGTTTAGTTACAATCTCGTCGATCAATCCAAAATCAAGTGCTTCTTGGGCACTCATAAAGTTATCCCGTTCCATAGCATTGTAAAACTCTTCAAAAGTTTTACCCTTAGAATTATGGTTAACATAAATTTGAGTGAGATTTTGTTTCATCTTCAAAATCTCTTTTACTTGGATTTCCATATCTGTAGCCTGTCCGCCAGCACCACCCGATGGTTGGTGAATCATGTGTCTAGCGTTTGGTAGCATTTTACGCTTGCCAGGAGCACCAGCAGTAGCAAGCAAACTTCCCATACTACAGGCTTGGCCCATGACGATTGTGGATACATCAGGCTTAATGAATTGCATAGTATCGTAAATAGCCATGCCCGCTGTAACTACACCGCCCGGGCTATTGATAAAAAAGTTAATGTCTTCATTGCCCTGACTTTCTAAAAATAACAACTGTGCTACAATCAAACTAGCTGAATGTTCGTTTACATCTGTATCCAGCATAACAATACGGTCCTTTAACAAGCGACTGTAAATATCATAACTACGTTCTCCGCGAGCTTCTTGCTCGATTACCATCGGCACTAAATTAGGCATCTTATTCCTCTATTTTATCTAATGAATGAAAACTTTGAAAGGGCGCTTTATACACTGAGTAATTAATTGCTTCACTTAGTGTATTAAAAATCTTTGTTTGTAATGAGTTGAGTAACCAGTATTTTAATTTATACATTCTTTTTTACAAACGGTTCTAAATTTGGTGGAACCCAACCTACTGGCTTTAACACCTTGCCGTCCTCACGCTTACGCACGAGTCCAGTCTCTTTATCAATCTTAGCAAAGTTAGTTGACATAACTTCACGCCATGCACCTTCAGCATCAAACCCTGCACTATGGATAGCACCAATTGTAACAACTAGAATATCAACGAGTGCATCTAGTGTTTCAACTGTGTCATTATTATTGATAGCTTCTTTGAGTTCTTTAAACTCTTCTTCGATTAAATTGACATAAAGCGCAAACTGGTCTTTATTAAAAGTGTCAACTGTTTGGCCACAGGCCTTCATAAACTTTTCTTGATCTCTAAACGGATTCATTCTTCTTCCTCGATGCCTTCGTATTCGGCAAGTTGTTTTTGGAAAGTCTTTAACTGCTCAATCAAATTAGTAATGCCGCCATAGTTCATAGTGATAGCACTATAACCCATTTTGAACTCTAGCCTGTTGTCACTGTTCATTCCTAGCGTGTAATAAGTCACAGTAGGCTTCTTAGGTTCTGGAATATATCCACCGCCATCTCCACCACCATGTTCAGGCTCTTTAGGAAATGGAACTACGTTATTAGGTTTCTTAAAAAATAATTTATCAAACATATGATTCTCTCTCATATTAAGCCAGCGAGCTAGCGGATTACAAATTAACGGTAATGACATCAGAAATATCCATACCGTCTGTGTACACCAAGTATACTGTCTATAGGGACTGTTTACAACCAATACGACTGAACTAATATAAAATACACCGCACCAGAACAGCCAATGCCCTCCAGTGCGGTCAAACAATTTCATTTTACTTGCCTACGTTGATGAACGGTACAACACCTGACATAGTGCTAGGCAACTTGCCATCCCACTTTTCAATTGCCTGCAACTGAACATATTGTGCGCCACCATTTGACTGGATAGCCTGTGCTTGGATAGCAATAGCCTTAGCTTCACCATCTGCTTGTGCAATACGTTGTTCAGCTTCTACTTTGATACGAGCCAAGTCTTGTTCAGCCTTTTGCTTGTTCTGTGTAGCAATAACTTTCTGTTCAACAGCCGCTTGGTACTCTTGGCTGAATCCAAAGTTAACCAAACTGATTTCACTAATGTCCAAACCATACTTGCCTACTTTGTTTTGTAGTTCAGTATGGATAGCAGAGCTAACTTCATCACGCTTGGTTACCAATTCTTCACTATTATAGTGGGCAGTGGTAGCTTTGAATGATTCGTTAATAGCTGGCAACAGGATCTTGTTTTCCAAATCTAGTCCAAACTCCTTGTACATAGTAGCCGCTTTGGCACCATCAATGCGATAGTTAACCACAATGTCTGTATGTACAACCTGCAAGTCCTTAGTACCCGCTTGAGCACCTTTCAAGTCTGCTTTTACAACACGAACTTCAACTTCCTTGACCTGACTGATTGGGTTTACAAAATGCAAACCTTCACTCAGTGTTTCTGGATTAACAGTGCCTAGCGTAACCTGTACACCAATGTAACCTGCTGGTACGATTGTAAATGACTCAAATGCTGTAAACAAGATTACAGGCAACAAAGACAATACCCAAAGACGTTTGAGCATACTTGGATGTGCTTTGATGC